GGATCGGTATCAGGTACCTAGTGGAGTACTAGGCGCCCGCGGTCCCCCGGAAGGCCCACTCGTCCTCCACGTTGTTCCGGAAGTAGTACCCGCCGTTCGCCGACGCGTAGATCGAGAGCGACTGGCCCTCCGGCACCGTGTACGGGCTGCCCGCGTTGGTCACCGCAGCGTTGTTGTCGCCGCGACGGTACGTCACGCCGGTGGTGTCGGTGATCGTGATCTCGGACGCGTCCTCATCGAACGTCGGAGCGGTCGGGGTCACCAGCGTGGCACCCGACGCGGCCTGCTTGACGACGATGGCCGACCGAATCTTGGTCAGGGCGCCGGACGAGCGGGTCTCGAGCAGGTACTTGTACTGGTTGTAGTCGATGTCGAAGTCGTCGAAGAACGAGACCTCGCCACCGCGATCGGCGCCGACGGTGTAGTCGGACAGGTTGACGATGATTCCGATCAGGTCGTCGACGTCCTCCATCGGCTCCACCGGAACGATCTTGCTGACGCCGAGCTCCGAGGCGAGCTCCGAGGCGGTCCGGTAGAACCGGCGCCCCATCTCGTCGCGGGCGAGCAGCATCTGGGTCATGACCGGCAGCGTGGTGTAGAACGCCGGGACGCCCGAGCCCTTGTAGAACCGCATCGACGCGAGGATCTCGTCGACGACCTCGGTCTTCTTGAGGTCACCGTCGACGTCGATCAGGACCGTCGCCGAGTAGAGATCGTCGTCGTTGAGGATCGAGCGGATGCCCGCGCCCTCGTTGGACCCGGCCGGGTCCTTGACCTTGTCCTCGCTGTCCGCGGCACGGCCGTCACCGATGAGGATGGCCCGCGCGACCTCCTCGTCGAGCATGACGCGCATCTCGCCCTTGAGCCAGATCACGACGTCGAAGTCGGTGATGTCGAGGATGTCGTCCCGGTCGAGCTTCTGCTTCTTGTAGATCGTGCTCGGCGTGGTGACGCGACGGGTGAGGCCGAAGAACTCCTCCTTCTTCAGCGTGCCCTTGATGTAGCCGCGGGCGCGCGCCTCCTCGTGGGTGATGTCGGCGACGATCGAGCGGATGCGCGAGAACGGGCTCTTGCGAACGTCTCCGAGGACGCTCGAGACCCACTCGCTCCGTCGCTTGTCGAACTCCGGGGCGTCGGTGACGTTCCGGGCGTCCGGGAAGAGGACGTCGATGTCCTCGATGCCGTGCGCGAACGCATAGGCGTCCACGGCCTCCTTCAGGGAGCCGCGCTTGACGGCGTCCATGGCGATGCCCTGCATGGCGTCATGCGAGAGCGTGGTGCGGGGCTTGGGAGCGTTCTCGCGCTCCTGCTCGAACACGTTGCGTCCGCTCATCTCGTTGTCGTCCTTTGCTTCGTGGTTGACGACCTCCTCGGAGGAGGTGCTGGTCGGGGTGGTTTCGTCCTCGGGCTCCGCCGTGGCGTTGCTCTCGAGGGCGGCACCGATCATGTAGTGAACGACGTCCTTCTGGTCGTCGCTCATCGAGTCGTAGACGTCCTGAACCGTCGGCTCGTTCTCGTCCTCGACCGGCTCCTTCGGGGTCTCGGTGGTGGTCTCGGTGTCCTGGTGCTCGACGGTCGTCTCCTCTGTGACGCCGTGCTCCAGCTCGAGACCGGTGTAGATGATCGCCTCATCCACGTGAACTTCGACCTCGCCATCGCTGTGTGCGATGGAGATGTTGTCGATCAGGGCGCCGGGGTTGGCACCCGCCAGGACCAGGGAGAGCTCGCGGATGATGCCGTGCGAGACCTGCTTGGCCCTCTCGATGAGGGAGTTGGCGAAGATGGACAGGGCGGAAATATCGCCGTGCTCCACCAGCGTCTTCGCGTTCTTGCCCTGCTGGGTCTCGTTGAAGAACCCATAGGCGTAGACGCCCTCGTCGCGGTTCTCCAGGATCGCGTGGCCCAGGACGTTGTCGGGCGAACCGTGGCCGTGCTGCCACACCATCGGCACGCGCGTCTTGTCCTGATCCTCGAATGCCCCCGGGAGGATCGTACGTCCATCCGAGCACTTCAGTCCGAACTTCGTGGCCCAGCCACTGAAGTCAGGAGCGAGAGTGTCGGCGGAATGCATCAGGCTGTTCTCCGGCGAAGAGTCACCGAAGTCCAGTCGGGAAGTTTCTCCCATTTTGACTGTTCCTTTCGTCTTTTGGATCTTCGGCGCTTCTAGAGCGCAGCTAGTTTCCGTTTAGCGACCGCAATCTGACCTTTGACCTTGGTTGCCAAAACTTTGTAGTCCTCAAGCGTCACCTTGCCGCTGGATTTGCCATCCTTCTTGCCGCCGCCGGACTTTCCATCTTTCTTGGCTTTGCTCTTGAGCTCTTGCTTGTGCTTGTCGCGATACTTCGACGACTCACGGGCGTCTTTGGCCTTCTCGGCAGCGGTCTTCGGCTTCTCAGCTTCCTTCCGCGAACGCTCCTTCTTGGCCTTCCCCTTCCGATCCTCAGAAGACTCTTTGTGCTCCAGCTCTCGGATCTTGTCTTCGATCTTCTTCAGCTTGTCTTCGAGACGACCCACTTGCTCAGTGATCTTCTTGCGGAGTTTGACCCGCGCTTCACGAGCAATCTGCTGACGAGTCTTGCCCGTTCGCGGATCGATACCGGTTCTGGCCGTGATCTTCCTACGTTCATTCTCCGCCGCCGAAACAGTAGAGCCATCTTCGTAGGTATGAGTGCCCTTCTTTCGACCCTTCAAGTCACGGTTCTTGATGTAGTAATCATGAGCCTTGACCGGGTCATAGAAGTGAGCCAGCTGCTTCAGCTCGAATTCAGTAGGTGTCTTCATCAGCCACCCGCCAGCGCAGCATCGACTTCAGCTTCGGTTCTGTCCAGATCCGCACTCAAAGCTTCAGCTTCCGGATCACCTGCATCCTCAGGAGGAGGCTCTTGAGGAGGTGGCTCCTGATTTACGTCAACTCCGGTATCGCCCTGTGGCATATTGGAGTTGATCAGCTTGTCGGCCTTGGGCTCTGTAGATGGCTTCCAGCCCAGCTTCTGGCGAAGCTCGTTGGAAGTCGCGATCTCGTTGCGAGCCAGCTTGTCGGCGATGTCGGCGATTCCGCCTTCGCCACCGAGCGGAATGAGCTTGAAGGGATCCTGGAAGTACATGATCGTCTGATGCTGCGACCGAGCTGTCTTGGTGAGGAACACTCGAATCATCGCCTCGATGATGGCGTCGCAGATCGGCTCGATCGTACGATTCATGTAGTTCAGCATGGTCTTCTCGTCGGCCGTACCGTTCATGACCTCTTCGGTCAGACCCAGCTGTCCCCAAAGCAGCTTGGTCAAATATTCGACCTGCCCCATGAGATTGTTCTCGGCTGGACGATTCAGCTGAACGATCTTCTCGGTAGCTTCCGCGTAGGCGATGCCGTACTGGCTACCCTTGAGCTGGAACTCGATGTCCTTGCGCCGCTGCTCAGCCTGCTGGCGCTTGTTCTCCGACTTGATCACATACGGCAGCTGAATGATCAGGTCGAGCTTGCCCGACGCCGACTGCTCATCCACTGTATCCAGAAGATTCAGCTTATGAGTCAATCGCTTGAGCGTTGAGTTCGGCTCGTTCATCACCGAATATAGCGGGTTCTCCACGATGGCAACAACGGTCTTCGGGAGCGTGATCTCCTCACGCATTCCTCGTTCTTCGTTGTAGAGAGAAACCGTGACGTGCTTCGGATACCACATGACGATCCGACCCACACGCAAGGTCCGAATGTCATACCCACCGGTGTCCATGGGACTGAGGCTGGTATCGACTGGGACGATTGCCGCAACACCTTCATCCAGAAGGGTCATGACGATGTCTTGCCTGAACTGACGTGCTGCCTGATCGATGTTGGCTTCTGTCTTCAAGCAGTTGTTGAGACCGCTTTCGATGTCTTCCAAATATCGATCTTGATCGTCCGTTCGAACATGTCGTACCAATACTCCAGCGACATCGATCGCAATGCGAGTGTAGATCGCGGAGATGATCGACTTCTCGGTAGAAAATCGAATCGTGGGACGATCCGACCGACGCATTGCCGCTAGTCCACCATCGCCCGTATACGGTCGCTGTCGTAGTTCTTCTTGTTCACGACTTGTGAACGCATTCCAAGCATGCTGGATTCTGTCTACTAGACCCATCAATCACCTCCTTTCTGAGAATATCGAGTGATCAGTCCTGCGGTTCGTCCGGCTGAAGCGGAGGCCATCCCTTCTCCTCCCGCTCTTCGGCGGACAGTGCGAACTCCTCGCAGGTTTCGCCCTGTACCGAACGAAGTACGACAACCGAGCCGTCCTCTTGCTCGAGCCCTTGTTCTGCGGTGGAGCCGTTCTTCTCGGCGTATTCCTCGAGCGCTACCTTTTCCGTTTCGTACATGTGTCTCCTTACTCGGTCTCGAGAAATATCACGTCGCTTGCTTTGGCAGCCCCGTAGGCCAGATCTTGCCTTCGATGGGTCGAGGCTTTGCCAGACCGCCTCCAAGTTTGACAGCAGGGGCAAGAACCACCACAGACGGAGCATCCCCTAGATAAAAGGCCATCAGGCATCCCAGAGCATGGCGAGTTTCTGACCGCCGGTATTTACTGCGTACATCGGGAGCGGAACAAACGTATGCGACGCTCCCCATACGTTCAAAGTGAACTTCGATGCTTCCGCAGTAGAGAACGGAAGTTCACCCGCCTTACCGGACAACCACGGAAATACGAACGTCTTGGCAAATCGATAGACCAACGACTGGTAAAGTCGCTTGGTAGTCATGTCGCCACCATTGTGGACACCAGAAAAGACGTTCGGCGTAATTGCTCCGATTGAGTCGGTAGTCCACGCAACCGTTCCATCACTGTAATAGAAAGTGCTCGCCGGAGAGTTTCCCGTTGGCTGAGACAATTCCCAGAGCAACGATTCCGCACTCACAACCGACCCATCGATCTGGTCTATCAATCGCCCTACAGCGTATAAAGCTTGATGGAAATTGCCGCTGGCGTCGTAAATCATGACCCACGACGAATGCGCCTCGCCGCCGCCGAGAATCAAAGTTCCCGCGGTGCCAGGTATAGATGCTTGAATAAGCGTCGCGGCAGCGCCGGGCGTTACTCCTGTGATCGTTCCCGAACCGTTCGAGCCGGTCCCGATGGTCTTCTTGATGTAGATCTTGTCTGCGCCGGTAGCAACCCCGTATTCGATCTTGATGTAGTACGGCTTGGTAGCGGCGATGCTATCCTTGGCCCGATACATACGATACCCAGCCATGGCGTTAGCGACAGGTCGAGTCACGGTAGCCAGATTCAACTGACCGGTGTCTGGCGCGACTTCGAGGAAGCCAGACGCCAGCATCGCTGACTCGACGGCCTGACAGATACCTTGAAATTTTGCGTCAGTATCGAGAACGCTGTTGAGTGTCACTTCGAATTTACCCATTACTGCTCCACATCCTTCACGGTCAAGGTCACCTGAACAGACCCCGCCACGAGATCGAAATTGTCGATTCGGTAATAAAGATTGGTACCTCCGGAAGCCTGAAGGTAATCGGCCGGGATGTTGTCCAGCTCGAACATTGACAGGAACAGAAACTCGGTCAGACATCCATGATCGGGCGTGGTACTTATCCCAAGTCTGTCCATGGGATCGGTGTATCGATCTCGAGCGACATCGGCTGTGCGCTTGGCTGCGGTGGTGTACAGCCGAACTCGACACGCTCGATTGACCGAAATATGGGTAAGAATCATTCCGGTTGCCAGCATGTCCAGCGTTCCCGATTCCCCAGCTCCGGGCGCTCGAGATTTTAGATTACCCGTATCAACCGCTGCTGCCAGAGATGCGGTAGCCACAGACACTTCTCGTCGAGCACCACGAGGGATGTTCAGCGGATTACCATCTGTGTCATAGATCTGCAGTCGCTCGGGAAGATCCTCCGGGTTGTCGATGACCACCCCTGATTCGAGGAGGACTTGCTTCGTCTGGTGAGAACTTACTCTCGGCACAAATATCCTCCTTTCAAGGATGGTTTACTTCTTCTTGGGGAGTTTTCGACTTCCACCCTTGGACAGAACGCGAGAGGCAACGCCCTTAGCCTTCCGTTCCTCAGGCGTCATCGGTATAACCGTCTCACCGGGAAGTCCGAGAGTGGTTGTCTCGTCGCCCCAGTCGCCGTTGGCGATGTTTCGCTCAGCCAACTTCTTCAGCTTGTCGATGTCTGCTTGGTTGTTCGGGATCACGACAGACCTCCCATCTCGTTGATCATGGCCTCAGCGCGAGTGATCTGATCTGGGGTCAATCTCGACCGCATCTCCGGAGTGAAATAATGGCCAATCAACTCGGCCATAGCTTCGGCGGGTTCTGTGGCTCCGTATTGGCTGAGCCTGGAAAGCTCCCTGAACGAGAACCCATGCTTGACGAACGTCCTCCTATGAAGAAGCGGATCCGCGACACTCCTCGTATTCCAGCGATCCATGTTCGGCTTGAGGCTAAGAAACTCCCCCGCCGGGGGCAGATCCCCGTGTGCCACCGCGAACAGGTGCCCGATCTCGTGGTAGGCGATATAGTCCTTCTTCCCCAGACCCGGAAGGAAGGACTTGTTCTGCCGAATCACTGCCTGAGTCGGAGCAGAGATCATGTCGTTGTAAAAGAGCCGAGCTTCGCCGCGCCCCATGGGCAGAACGCATGCTTGGGCATCCTTACCCACGGCCGAAAAAGCAGACATCGGAGCAAGCTCGATGTTCATGTTGCGAATAGAAGGGTACTTCTCACGCATCTCCTCGAGCACGCGCACCATGCTGTCGTGCTGTGTCTTGGCGTACGGGTTACTGAACCCATCCTTCGGCAGAAAATCGGCGTAACCCCGAGAGGTGTTGATAACCAAGCTCTCGATGTCGTCGAACTGGGCCGCGGGATTTCCGTGTCCGAGCATACCCAACGGCTTCGTGCTGATCGGACCGTCCTTCAGCGAGGAAATGTCCCAATCCTTAGGTAGCTTCAGACCCCTAAGTTCCTCGATCGCTCTCTGATCCTGTTCCATGTACCTCTTGAGCTTGTCCGCATCCGTGAGCTTGCCCAGACCCTCGCCGAAAGGAGGCGGATTACTTCCCACGTACTTGTTGTAGGCGTAATATCCCGCTCCCGCCGCAGCGACAGCGCCGAACGCGAGAAGCATCTTCTGCTCACGCGTCATACCACTCTTCTGCTCTTGTACTCCAGAGACTCGTCCGGAACCAGTCTCACGACTTCCGGCTCCGATGCCCGGCGTTCCGAGCACTTGCGGCTTGTCGGTTCGTGTGATCTGCCCGACTCGATCTTCGAAAGACGGGATACCTGACGTCTCTTTGACTCCGGCGTCTCGACCCGAGGTCTCTTCCTCCTTGCGCACACCCCAGCGCATTCCCTTCACGCCATGATGCTTCAGCGCCTCCTCAGGAGACGCGAACGGCTGTTGTCTCATGTT